AAGAGCTTGACCAGAGGCTATTAAATTTCCTGAGATGCCCCAAGCAAAATCACCCCAGTTGGCTCTACCCCAACCAGTGTTAATTTCACCAGCAGTTGTTTCGTCTCCTAAAGTTGCACTGAGAGCGATACCCGTAACTGTAAAAGACGGGTTAGCTGTGTCATTCCATTGGTTTTGACCCCAAGAGCCAATACCCCAAGTTCCTGATCCACTCATAGGAGTCTACCTCCTACAATTAACCAGAGATCCTTAGAATCGCTGCAGTTGATGTTTGCGCTGGAAACTGAATTGTAAATGTTCCTGATGTAGCTGTTTTATCTGCTCCAAAATCTAAAACACATACGCCAGCATTTGTGGATGTTGATGATGTGTTATAAATTAATGCTCCTCTTGCAGTTAAAGTGACTCCAGTAAATGATCTGTCTGCAAAGTCCACTCTTGCTACACCCGCTGTTAAAGAAACAGCTTGGTTAACTAAAAGTCCCCCACCAGAAGTATATTGTCCAGTGTTTGCTACTTGGTTCGTAGTAGTAAAGGAAGTAGTTGCTGAGTTTAGAGTCGCTGAAGAAGTATAAAGAGCTATTTTAAATTTGTCGCCACTTGAATTTGAAAAGTTAGCGTCGCCTTCCAACAGTTGTTTCTTGAACGAATTACAAATTGCTTGTGTTATAGCCATGTTTTCTCCTTATTGTTTTCCTATTCGAGGAACACCTGATTGGTATTCATCCCGTCTTCGTCTTCCCATTTGTTCTATGGAGAAGCCTTTAACGGCCTCAACATATTTTTTATCATATAACTGATACATGTCAATGGGTCCCTTTAAGAAACCATAGGCCTCTACGAGGCAGGCATACAATAAGCCATTGGGAAATTCTAGACTTAGGTATGTAGTAGTATTTGTACTCGATAACCCTGCGGGTTTCAAGATATAATTTAATTGTATAGTGTAAGTCTGGTCTGGAGTTGGAGCTACAACCACTGTGTCTTCATCCCAGTTGCTGTAATATTTAGGCACTCCTTGAGCGGCGTTGGGATTAAATTCCGACATAAAATTAACGTCTCTATATTGTAAAAAGTCTCTGTTTTGATTAGTGTCTCCAGTGGCTAATTCAGAGTCTACGATTTGAGCAGATCTAATTACCAACAAATTCTGAGGAGTGTCTATGAATCTTTGACCTGCTATTAAATTCGCAGTAACGTATCTTCTGTTATTATCAGAATCTACATCTCTTAATATTCTAAATTCTGCGTCTTCTATAAATCCATTTATAATAGTTGACGTAAATACATTTGAATTTACTTCACAATAATCTCTAATTTTTGTTACTAGTTCATCGTATGTCATGATATATTAATTGTTACACTCCCTATTTGCATTAACGCTTGTCTGGCATTGCTAACTGTATTTGGATTTGCTGGAACCATGCTTCCGTCAGTAACAGTTTGAAATGCAAAATCTCCAGGCAAAGTTAGATCGGCAGTAATTCCTCCGCCTCCTCCAGTTAATAAATTAAATTGTTGTGGTCTTGGATGTTGTAATCCTTGGGGATCTGCTGAATAAGGTGTGGGTTCTAATTGTGGTTGTTTAGGTTCATACTCTGAAGTATGAACTCTTGCACCATTCCATTCTTTAACCATTTCACGATATGGAAAAGCCAGACCGGATCTATCTGAAATAAATAAAGCGTGTTTTCCTTTTGCTGTGTTTCCCATAATTATATACTCGGATAATAAGTTCGAGGAGCAATGTATACACTAGCTGAAGAACCGTCTTCTTCTAAAGCTCGTGCTAACTCATCCTCATAAATTAATTTCATTTCTTGAATTCTTGGTTGTGCATATTTCATAGAAAGATAATATGTTAATCCGGCTATCATGCAAGGTACAAATCTATATGGCACATCAGTTGCATTAGTATAAGCTCCTGCATCTTGAATTCTTTTTTCATAATAGAAATTTATAACATTTCCATTTTCTGTAGAACCTGGAGTTAAATATAAAGTAATTAAAATATGATCTATAAATCTTTGCACAAAATATTGAGATGGTTGACCTGTAGAAGACTTATTAGATAAAGCTTGAAATTGAGATCTATTAATTTTTTCTAAAGGAGAATCAACATTAGAAGAATTTCTATAAGACATTTCTAAAATTTCTGTAGCTTGATTTACAAAATTAGTAACAGCAGCTCCATTTGAGTGAGTGGCTGCAGTTGTTCCATTAACTCCACGTGTTACTCCAGTTAATTCTAAATCACTAAATCCAGTATAAGAAATATTTTCAGATCCTACGTTAATAGTTCCTGTGGTAGGCATACGATTTTTAGAGGCAATCGTAATTCCAGTAGTTGCACTTGTAGAAGAAATGGCTGCTGTTAGAGTGGTGGTTATTCCATTTGAATTACCATCAGCAGTGGATCTAAAAATTCTATATTCATTTTGGCCATTTACTAAAGTTATATTAGTTTTAGCTACTTCCCAAAAATGAAGACCTCTATTGCCCCACTCTTGAAACAATATATTTAAGGACCTTCTAGCAGTTTTTAAATTATAACCGCTCATGTCAAATTGACCGAGTCTATTGTAAGACTCTTCAATTATCTCATCAATCGAAAACGTTTTATCAAACGTCGTAGTGCCCGAAGTAGTGTTGGCCATTTAAACTCCTACGAAGTGTTGCCGCCGCCGCTATGAAAAACAGTGATAGCTGTAATCTGTTCAGTGGTAAAAGAAGAGAAAACATTTGTTTTAAATAAAATTGGTGCAGGAAAATTAATTGTCATGTCATGAACATGAGCAGCCTTATTTAATTTTATTTTTGATGTTCCAGTTGCTCCACCATCTTTAAACTCTAAAACTCCAGCTACGTTAGGACCAGATACATGAACTCCATATACTCTAGTTCTTCCAGACTGAATAGTTTTAGTTTCAGTAGTGACGTTTGTTGCTACTCCATCTACGCTATATATTTGCATATTTTTCTCCTAAAATTTACATGTGGGGCCGAAGCCCCACATTAATTATTTATTACGTATCGCTAAATGGTGTTTGAATACTTCCTGATCCTAATAGTAAAGTATTGTGCACCAAGTATTGAGCAGTTTCTAACGCTGTAACTTGAAGTACAGATCCAACGATTCCACCTTGTGTTGTTCCATTCAAAGAACAAACATCATTAGATGCGCCAGGGAAGAAAGCTTTTTTACTTCCATCGTTTACCGCAATCATAGCTGCACCAGTGAACTTGTCAGTTCCGTCAGTTATGATTTGAACATCAGTTGCTAATGTATCTATGTAAAAATAAAAACTTGCACCAATGTTGCTTGGGTTGTTTGGATCACTTCCTGGTCCTGCTACTGCAGAATCAGAGCTAGCATTAATAGACGGTAATTTGTAAATACCATCTGCGTCTTGTGATATTAAAATTCTTCCAGCGTGCTCGTTAACTGTCAAAGCTAAACCGCTTGCACCTAAGCCAGTAGAATTAATTGTTTTTGTTGCTCCAGGGCCTGTAGTTATAAAGCCATTTTTAGAAATGACTGGTCCTGAAAAAGTTGTATTTGCCATAATTATATCCTCCTAGTTTCCGTCTACATAGTCTCTAGGCCGTCGACTGTATGCGTCTATGTAAACTAATTAATTATACAGTGAGTTTTTTATATACTAGATTTTAATAGAGTGCAAGAGAGCCTGTAGTGTGAATTGAATTTATTCAACGATGTAGCTTTTTATTAAGTAGCTACTGAAACTTGTGGAGCTGCACCTTCGACAGCATTCTGTCTGTGGGCAATTGCTGCTTCTTCCAACTTGATCTTTGTGATGACTTCTCTAACTTTGTCATCAATTCTGACCATTTCAAGAGTGTACCTACCATTAGATAGATGCTCCTGTTCCCACTTCAACTCCAAGGACCTTTTTTGTTTGTATAGGTCTTGTATCATCTATAACCTCTTCAAAAGTTATTCTGTTTTTCTTGTCGTCATAACTAACTCCAAGATCTTCCCATTTTATACTTTTATCTCCTAGTTTGTCAAGTATAGCATTTTCTACACTTTTAGCATTATCTTCAGCTAATACAGTAAATTTAGCATGATGATTATAAGCCCAAATATTGATGAGAAGTTTTTTCATTAGTTTTTCTTTCTTATTTTTAGATTGAGGCGGAACTGTGTTCCGCCTCAAAATTATTTATTAACTTACTCCAGGTGAACCGAAGATTCCTCTAAAGTCAGAAACACCAAATTGGTATCTTTCTCTAGCTTTAAATCTTAAGTTACCAGTATCGAAGTCACCTTCCATAGCTGTTTTGATTGGAGTTCTAATGAAATGTTTCATTCCATTTGGAACATCAGTGATAATGAAGAATGCATTTGGATCAGTTAAGAAATTGTTCACTCTGTAACCTTGAGGAATCATTCCCATTGATCTGATTGCATTGATGTCATTATCAGCAGTTTGAGTTCTGCCTTCTGATTTCATCAATCTTTCAGCTGTAAATTGCAGAGCAGAAGGAATAATCATTTTTACTCCTTTAGCTGCAATTTTCAAACCTCTTTCATCAGTGAAAGCAGCGATGTCAATTAAAGACTGCTCCAATGATGTTTCGTTAAGGTCTGCTGCTGTTGCAAGTGTGTTCGCTACAGTACCAGCAATTGTTGGGTGGTTAGTAGCAAATAAATTGCTTCCGTCACCAGAAGTGAATCCACCACCAAATCCATTAATTAATGGATTAACTGCTTTAACTTGCTTAGTGTTAGCCATAGATCTAGCTAACGCTTTTGTGTATCTGCTTGACAGTCTGTCATACAGGTTATCTTCCACCGCTTCCTCAGTAATCGCGAAGGCAAGAGCCACAGTTTCCATAGTGTATCTTGCAGTGTAAGTTTCTTGAGCATTGTCAAAAACTACACCTGAACCTTCAGGTTTTACTTGAGCATTAGCGAATC